AAGCAGGAGCTGTAAAAGAACTAGAAGACTCTTGGGCTATAACTGTAGCAGCTAAATCAATTGGAGTTAAGTATGGAGATTTACTTAATCTTATATCTATAGACTACTTGAAAGTGGTGAACGGGGTAAAGCGTTTTTTGAGTCAAGGTTGGGAAGACAAAGAGGCTCAGAAGGATACTACAGAGGAAGTAACAGAGGAAACTGGTGCTTAATCTATCTGGATATGATAACAGAGCTTTTAAGAGTTCTTAATTATTTTAAAGTTAATGTAAGCTACGATTCTATGTTGGATTGTAGCTTATATGAACTTGACTACTGGATAGCTAGAGCTAATAAATTTGTAGAAGAAGAGGAAGAAAGACAGAACAATGATGATGACTAAGGAGGTGGAGTAGATGGCTAAAGACATGAGTTTAATTTGGCAGATGGGAGTTGCTGGAGCAAGTGAAACTATGTCTATTTTATCTAAGGCAGCTAAGTCTTTGAATGAAGTAAAAGACTCTACGGAAGACTTAGTAAAAACTCAAAAAAAACTAGAGAATTTAGACAAAGTTGCAGAAGCATATAAGAATGCTAACTCTGAATACAATAAAGCGGCTAAGAATTTAGAACAGCTTAGAAAAGCATATGCTAAATCTAATAATGTTACTGCAGAATTTAAAGAGCAAGTTAAAAATGCAGAAAAGCAAGTAGACAAATTGAATAAGCAAAAAGAAAGACAAAAACATGTCTTTGAAGCAGCAAGAAGTGCTTTAGAAAACGAAGGAATTAAGCTAGAAGGTTATAAGAAAAAGTTAAAAGAAGTTAATGAAGAACTAAAGAAGCAAGAGAAGTTGAAAAAGGATCTAAGTAAAGCACAAGCTATATCTGATATGGGAGACCAGTTCTCAAAAAAAGGTGGAGAGCAACTTAGGAGAGGTGCTGCAACAGGAGCAGCATTAGCTATTCCTGTTAAATTCTATATGGACGTAGAAGAGTCTCAAGCTGATTTAAGAAAAATTCTAGGGAAAGAAGCAGAGAAATACTATGATGATTTAGCTGAATTATCTAAGAATGGCCCTCTGTCTCAAATAGAAATTAATGAAATAGCAGGAAGTTTAGCACAATCAGGAATAAAAGGTGAGGATATAGTTGCTTATTCTGATATGGCTGGAAAAATGAAAGTAGCATTCGATATTTCTACAGATGAAGCAGGAACATTCTTGGCCAAAACAAAAGAGCAATTAAATTTATCTAAAGATGAACTTTTCTCTTACATGGATACTCTTAATATGCTGTCTAATAACTACTCTGTTACAGCTGCACAACTGGCAGATGTATCGGCAAGAACAGGTGGATTTGCTAAGTCTATAAACTTATCTAAAGAATCTAACATGGCATTCGCTACATCTCTTATATCTACTGGAGTAACTGCTGAGCAAACAAGTACTGTGTTAGGTAAACTATATTCTGAATTATCACAAGGAGCTAACACTAAGAATAAAGCAGCTGCTTTAGAACAATTGGGATTTGACCCTAGAACTATAAATAAAGAAATGGCAGAAAATGCTGAGGGAACTATCTTAAAAGTACTAGAAAAAATTAAAAACTCTAATGTCGCAGACAAGTCAGCGTTAATCAGTGATATCTTTGGAAGTGATAAATCTGTAATCAACGGATTATCAGTGTTATCGGAAAATTTAGATGGAGTTAAGGAGAAATTAGATAAAGCGAAACAAGCTGTATCAGAAAATGAAAAGGTTAATGGAGAGTATGAAGACAGATTAAACACTTTAACTAATCAATTGAAGATATTTAGGAACAATGCTTTTAATGCTCTTGCTGACATTGGAAAGAGCATAGCTCCTGAGCTTAAAGAAACTCTAAATACTTTAAAAGAATTCGCTGGAAAGATAGCTAATTTTATAAAAGAAAATCCTAAGCTAGTGGCTTTCATAGTCAAATTAGTTGCTGGATTCGCTGCAATGAATTTAGGAATGGGTGTTGCTAACAAACTATTATTAGGACCATTTGCAAAAGGAGTAGGTTGGTTATATAAGTTTGGAGCTTTTAAGAGTAAAGGTGGAGTATTCTTTGCTTTAAAGAAAATGTTTCCACTAGCTAGTAAACTTTTTGGAACATTCGTAAAAATAGGGACTTTTATAGGTGGTAAATTCATAGGTATTATAAAAATGGTTGGCTTAGCATTAAAAGCTGCTTTTGTAGCTAATCCAGTCGGGCTTATAATTGCAGCTATTGTAGCGGTTATTGCTATTTTTGTCCTACTTTATAAGAAGTGTGAATGGTTTAGAAACGGAGTAAATAAAGCTTGGAAAGCTATAAAAGAAGGGTTTAAAGCTACTTGGACTTGGATAAAAAATAAATTTCACGCATTAATGGAGTTAGGAGCTAAAGTATGGGCTAAGATTAAAGAGTATAAGGCTCTATTTATACCATTTATAGGTATTTTTGTAGTATTATATCAAAAATGTGAATGGTTCAGAAATGGAGTAAATGCTGTATGGAAGGCTATAAAAAATGCTTTCACTAATACATGGCAATGGATAAAAGATAAATTTAATGCTTTACTTGAAATAGGATCTAATGCATGGAATGGACTAAAGAGCAGTGCTACTGCTATCATAGATAAGATTAGAGAAGCTTTCAGTGGTTTCTTTGATTGGATAAATAAAAAATGGGAAAGCCTTAAAAACTTTGGTTCTAAATTAAATCCTTTTAATTGGTTTAAAGGTGATGGAGAAGTAGCCCAAAACTACTCAGGTACAAACTACTTTGGCGGTGGACTTACAACTCTTGCTGAAAGAGGTGCCGAAATAGTGGAAAAGGGTAACAGTTCTTTCTTAGTAAATGCTGAAACACTAGCTAATTTACCTCGTGGAGCTAGAATTCTTAACAATTCTCAAACTAGAAGCTCTTTGTCTTCAAGAGTATCATCTCTAAAAGATAGAATTAGAAGTATTTCAAATGATTCAAAAACTGTGGTTGGTGGAGATACTATAACTATCAATATTAATGGTGGTTCTGGAAGTGATACAGATATTGCTAGAGCAGTTAAAAGAGTAATTGAAGAAATGCAAAATAAGAAAAGAAGGACGGCGATAGTATGAAAAAAGTAAAAGTCTATAAAACAGTGAGTGGAGATACTTGGGACTTGATAAGTTATAAATTATATGGTTCTGAACAGTATTTTCATCAGCTGATGAGAGCTAATCTTAATATATTATCTATCGCTGTTTTTGATTCTAATATACCTATCATAGTACCAGAAGTTACGCCTATCATAAGCGTTGTAGAAACATCTAAACTACCACCATGGAAAAGGTAAATATGTAATAAAATTGATTTTATAAAAGATTTATAGTACAATAGGTATTATAATTTTATTAGGAGGGCATTATATGAAAAAAGTTTTGTATGGAGTGATTGGTGTATTGGTGGTTATATTTTTAATAGGTACTTTTGCAGGAGGGGATAATGATTCTAAATCTGCTTCTGATACAAGTAAAACTGAAAAAACAACTGAAACTAATAATTATTCAAAAGTAGGAGAAACAGTTAAAGATGATTACTTTGATGTAACAGTTAATTCAGTAGACGTTGTAAACAGTAAAAAAATTAATGATTTTGAAGAATTAAAAGCTGAAAAAGATGCTAAATATCTAATAATTAATGTAACTTTTAAAAATACTGACAAGGAAAGTAGAATGGTTGTAGATGGTTCTGTGTTCATAGATTACAATGGAACTAAATATGAATATGACCATACTGAAACTATTTTAGAAGATGGATGGGGATTATTCTTAGACCAATTAAATCCTTTAACTGCTAAGACAACTAATATAGTATATAAAATTCCAGCTGAAATAACGGGGGATGCAACATATAAACCAGGTAGAGGTTCATCTGAATTTTATTTAGGTACTATAAAATAAGAAAGGAGATTTAAAATGGCAACAGTAGAAAATACGTATGTTAATAAGTCAGAACCTTATGAACCTGCTTATGTCCTAAGAAAGTTAGGTAAGAGCCAAAGTAATGCTAATATAGAAATGGTGAAGGTTTTAATAGATACATACAAAAAAGAAAAAGGGGAAGCAAGAACTGATAGAGATGATTTCATAGAGTGGATTAAAGAAAATTATGATGTAGATACTTTGTTTGAGGATTAAATGTATATAAGAGGGCTGTTTATCAGCTCTTTTATTTTTTAAAAATTTCTCTTGACTTTTTGACGGTCATAATATATAATTAAGACAGTCATAAAAGGAGGTGGAGAAATTGACTAAAAAATTAGGTCGTCCAACAGATAATCCAAAACCTTATAAAATAACTGTTAGAATTGATGAAGAAAGTAAAAAAATATTAACTGAATATTGTTTGAAAGAAAAAGTAAATCAAATGGAAGCAGTAAGGAGAGGAATTAAAAAGTTAGATGAAAAACAAAAAGAATAGTTTATCAGTTATCTTGGTGGATAAATAAACTATTCTTTCCCTAAGAAGTTACCCTCTTATGAAATCTATTATATCATAAGGGAGTACTTCTATCAATTATAATTTTGAAAGGAGTATTTTTTTATGTATGCAAATATGGAAAAGGTAATCAAAGAATATGACAAGCACATTACAACTTTTTATGATATGAATATTCAACAAGCTGGAGAAATTTATGAGAATTCAAATTGTACTTTTGAGATGATAAGTAAAGCATTCAAATTTGGATTTGGGCAAGGTATGAAATATCAAAAGAAAAGAGGTAAGGTGAGTAAAAATGGCAAATAATTTGATTATGAAAAGTGAAATAACAAGTTTGGAATTATTGGCTGAAATAAATAAGTTTAGAAAAGAAGAAGGAATTAAAAAAGAACTTCTTCATAAAACTTTACTAGATATAATTCGTGATGAATTTTCTGAAGAAATAGATCGGCAAAAAATTTTGCCAATGTCTTATAAGGATAGATATGGTAGAAATCAACCAATGTTTATCCTAACTTTATCTCAAGCAAGATAAGTTTTAGTAAGAGAAAGTAAGTTTGTCAGAAGGGCGGTTATACATTTCTTAGAAAAGTTAGAAAATCAAGGACTAGAAAATAAGGAACAGAAGAAACTGCCATTTCAAGTACAAGAAATTAAACCTACTACTTGGAGAGGACAGCCAGTACTAGAACTTCAGCAATTATCAAAAATAATAGGTGTACCTGATGTTAATCTTCATTGGTACGCAAAAAGAAAAAAACTTACCTTAAAATTTGATAATTTAAAAGCATATAAAAAAGAGAATTCCAATAAAAATTATTCATCTGTTTCAGCTATAAGTCTTTTATACAAGCCAAATGTTATATCAATATGTAAAAGATATGGGCTTTATAACAAATATAAAGATTTCATAGATAATTATTTTAAAACTAATAATTTGATTGAATATAAAGGTAAAGCAAATGATGAGTTTGAACATTTGATAGCTGAAGCAACAAGAATAAAAGCAAACTTGTTAAAAGAAAAAGCAGAAATAGAAGAAAAATTAATGAAATTAGACAAAATGGGATTAACTAATTAAACACTAAGAGGAGTATAAAAGCTCCTCTTTTTTATTATAAAAAGGAGGTTGATAGAAATGGGATAGCAAGAAATATAAAAATAATAGTGTTCTTTGAAGGAGTTGATATCACAGAAGAAATACAGCCAAGTATCTCGTCTATGACTTATACTGATAACTCAAAAAATGCAGTAGACGACTTAGAGTTAGACTTGGAAAACTTAGATTATAGATGGCTTAATGAATGGTATCCTGATGAAAATTCAAGACTCTTAGTGGGGATCCAGCAGAATGAAAATGGGATATCTAAATTCTTAGACCTTGGAATTTTCTATGTAGATGAGCCTACATTCAATAATCAAAGACTTTCTCTCAAATGCCTGGCATTACCATTAGACCAAACTATAAGAGAGCAGGTTAATAGTGTAGCTTGGGAGAAAATAACTCTATCAGAACTTCTATCTAAAATAGCAACTAAGCATGAGTTAAGCTATGAGTTACATTGTGATAATGCCTTCTTTGACAGACTAGACCAGGATAGAGAAACAGATTTAGGTTTTTTAAATAGAGTTCTATCTGAAACAGCTCTAAGTTTAAAAGTTACTGATGATAAACTAATAGTCTTTAATGATGATGCATTAATTGATAACGATAATATTGATGTCTTTAATATTAAAGATTTTCGAATTAGAAGCTTTACTCTAAAGAAGAAAAATCAAGGTATTTACGATAAAGTCGAGGTTAGTTATTATGATGCTGATAAAAAGAAACACATTGTTGAGACAATTACAAAAGAAGAACTTGAGAAGAGAAATGAGGTAAAAAATGCTTGATGATGGAGGATATATAGCTTTTAAAGAGAAAGCTAACAAGACAAAAACTAAAAAAAGAGTTAAAAAAGCTAAGACAAAAAAGATTAAAACTAAAGGAAAATCTCAAGCTAAGAAAGTGGCCGAGAAAACTTTAAAGGACAGTTTAAAGCAAGAATACTCTATAAACTTAACGGTTGATGGAGATGTTAAATACTGTGCTGGTTGCATTATAGAACTAGATGACAGCTTTGGTAGATTTGCTGGACGATATGTAATTGATAAAGTTACTCACAATATCGATGGAGACTACACTTGTGATATAGAAGCTTTTAAAGTTGGAGCTAGACAAAATGCTGAAGATGGAGCAAAAGCGATTGATAAAGCTAAAAGAGATAAGGCAGAGAAAGAAAAGGCTAAAACTGCAAATACAAGAAAAAAAGAAAGAGAATTAAAAAAAGCAAATAAGATTAAAAGTAAAAAGGTGGTGAGTAAGAATGCTGGATATCTTGAAGCAAGGGGAAGTAAATGATATAGACATAGCAAATGGTAAAGCAAGAGTTATATTTCCTGATAGAGATAATAAAATTTCAGATTGGTTAAATATCCTGGTCCCATTCTCAGAATCACATTCAGATAATTATCATCTTGAGATAGGGCAAACAGTTATAGTTCTATCATTACCTGACATGATGGAGCAAGGTTACATCTTAGGCTGTCCTATGAGACCTTCAGACATTTCAGAAGGAGAAGTAAAAAGGACATTCTCAGATGGTGGATTCTATTCTTACAAAGATGGAGTTTTGACATTGTCTCCTGTCACAAAAGTAGTTATTACCGCAGACGTGGAGATTAAAAAGAAACTAACAGTTGATGGAGATACTACTTTTAAATCTAATACAAATACTAAAGGTACTGCTATGCTAGGAAATATCAACCTTAATGAGCATACTCATTCAGGAATACAACCAGGAAGTGGTAACACAGGAGGTCCATCATGATAGGAAGTTTGGGAGACATAATTTTTTATGCTAGTGACTTGAATGTATTTTCTTTAAAGAAGGAATTATCAAGAAGTAGAAAAGCCAAAATTACTCAACATGAGCCAATTTATGGTATTGGTAAAGTGAGACAACAAGGTAGAGAACTTATGGAAGTTAGCTTGTCTATAGAATTAATAGCAGGACTTACTAAGGCCCCTAGTCTACATTTACAAATGCTAAAAGACTTTATGGAGTTGGGAAGATACGCCCCATTAATACTAGGATATCATGTTATTGGAGAATTTCCATTTCTAATAACTGGGATAGACGAAACACTATCACATTTCAATGCTGCAACAGGAGAGTTTGACTATATTAACTTAGATATAACTTTACTGGAGTATGTAGACGACCCTTTACAGTATCAAAAAAAGATAGAGTACAGACAAACTGCTAAGACTATTCTTGGAGTTGAGTATGAAGACACTGTAAAAAATCTGCAAAAGAAGGTGTTTAAATTATGATATTTTCTATAAATTCTAAAGATGAAATAAACTATAACCCTCAAAATGAGATAGAAGATGTAGTAAGAAATGTACATATGATACTAAGAGTTACAAAGGAAGAACAGCCTCTAATGAGAG